ATTATCTTCTTCCATCTGGTTTTATATCTACTCTTAATGTTCCATAACGCCAAGTCTCACCTATAGCATCATTTTCTATTTTAATTGCAAGTAGTCTTCCTCTAGCTCTAGTGTCTACTTTATCAGTAGATGAAGTTATTGTAAAGGGTCCAGTAAGCGCACTCTGTGTTCTTCTTCCTGTATCACTTGGATAGTCACTTAATAATAATGTTACTTTTGAATTACCTGTTAATACTTTAAAGTCTGGTATAAATCGTTTCATAGACATAAAAAACTCACCATCACCTCTTAAATCAGCAAGTCCTGTTGTCTGACCCAAAGCACTTTGTCTAGCTGATATATCAAAATCACCTGATTGAATGTAAGCATTAATTGATGTTGTACCCGAGCTATTGACTTGATCGGTTCCGGTTTCATGAGCATAGTAAGTTGACGCACCATAAGTATTTGTAATACCTTGTATTGGAAAATTAGGTAAGGCATTTTTACTATAGTCTGTTGCATAAGGTAGATCATAGACACTGGTATCAATATAAGAAGTTCTATCTAAAGAAGATGTAGTCCAACAATTTTCTCCATAATTATATACCACACATCTATTAATTTGTTCTGAACCCGCTGCTGGATAAAACCAATTAATTTCATTATATAAAGTATTATGTTCTGCATAAACTAATTGATTAGAACTATAATTAATTCCTAGATTATCTCCAGTTGTGGTAAATACAAAGTCTTCAACTAAACAAGGAATAGATTTTACAGTACCATCAAACATAAAAAATCCACCTTCACCTGACATCCAAAACACAATACCATTAGAATAACTAAGTGCGTTTTGTCCAATCAATCCACAGTTATTACCTACTTGTCTAACACTAAATGTAAATGGTGGTCCAACATATTGAATGACATATGCAGAACTATCTGTTAATACTAATGTGTAATCCTTACCAGATACTGCTCCTACAATTTCATTCCCTTTATCTAATCTAAACGTTCCTGCGGTATTAGTTGCAGTTGGTTGGTATTCATTAAAATTTTCTTGATCAGAAAATCTAATAAACATTGGATCTTGTGTAGTATTATCACCAATTGTTGTTTCTGTTCCAAAATGAAATACATGTCGATCTCTATCTGATACTTGAGTTAATCTTGTTTTAGTAGGAGCACCAGACATAACGACTGCTCTGTTTGCTCTAGGATTTGCTGCGCCCGCGTTCCATGTAAATGTTTCACCATTGTGAATAGTTGCAGTTAATATTTGACCAAAGTTATCTAGTGACCATAAACCTGGATCAAGCGTTACGGTAGATACTAAGGACTCTTCTCCCCATGCAATATAAAATTCAACTGTAGAACCATCAGAGTGAGCAGACCTAGTGCCTGCAACCGCTCTTGTAATGCCGGTTAGATCATTTCCTGATATTCCAGTGTATGAAATATATTCAGCACCAACTTTAATAGTTCCTCCTGTGTTTGGAAAATTTGTAACGGAGGTTAAAGTAATACTTGTACCTGTTCCTCCTGTACCTGCAGTGTCATCCAATAAAGCGCCATTTAATGTAGATGTAACACCAGAAGCACCTCCCCAAGAAGCTGTACCCCAACCGAAACCTGCAGTTTGAAATGTTGGACCTACGACTACGTATGGATCGATTTGTGCAGAACCTGTTCCCGATGTAGTGCCAGCAGAATTGGTCGGCATAGTAATTTCAAAACTATTGGTAGTTACATTTTTTATTTCAAAAGTATTTTTTGTAAAATCAGATATTGCATAACCAGAACCTGTGGGAACCGTAACAGATGAAAATGTTACATATCTTCCATTTAACAAACCATGTGATAATTTGTTAACAGTTACTGTTGGAGACCCAGAAGTTGCATTAAAATCAGCTCCAGTTATAACATTATTATCAATAGGGGTTATGTCAAAAAAATTACCTTCATAATATAAAAATAAACCTTGTGAGGTTCCTATTGCTACGTATTTTTCACCAGCAATAGATGTAAAAGCATGTTGAGCACGTGCTGCTCCAGGTAAAGTATTATTTGAATTAGTAAGTTGAGACCATCCCCCTATTTTTTCAGGTAAACCATATCTAAATCTAACAAAGTCACCATCTACCCATTGAGATTCACCCCCTGAGTCTGTGACCATTTTGTTAAAACCAGGTTTAAAATTAAGTTTTTGTAGCATTTAAACAGTCTATTATATTTTTATAAAAATATAAACAATAAAACCTCCATGTTTAAATACAAAGGTTTATCAAGCTTTAATTACTTTTTAGAAGATTTTTCTTCTTTTTCTTCTTTAGGTAATTCAGCTTTTAATAACTCAACATATTTTTCTTTTAATATATTATTGTCTTCAAACTGAGAATTTAATATCTGCTGATCATTATTTATTTTTTGTAATTTACCAAGATAAAATTTACCTTTATCCGACATCTTATCGATATCATATTCTTTATTATCTAATTTAAATTTCATTGTATTTTTCCTTAGTTAGCTGTGTATGCTTTACCAGCAGTAATTGCTGAATTTATTGATGTCATGTCTTGATTAGTCCAGTATTCTTTGGAAAGCATAAATTCTAAATGGTCAACATTTCTTTTTACAGTATCTTGTTTATCTTCAGTAGTTTTATCTGCCATTTTAGAACCATCAATGATACCATTAATTAAATCTACAGAATGACCCATAGCTTTATAATCTTGTGCTATTTCTTCTGCTGTTCTTACTTCGTCTGACATATTTGTCTCCTATTCTGTTGCGCAAGCAATTGCTTTAGTTATATCAAGTTTTTTAAATTCATCAATAACTAATTTAGGTTCAACCATGTTGTTTCTAGGGTCGCTATCAATGAATTTTTCTTCAATCCACTTATCTTTCATGTGAAATTGTAAGTTTTTATTGTGAGAATATCCAAATTGGGTCCATCTAGTTGATCCCCAAATGACTACTCCATGTTTTTCTGTCGATGCTGAGAAGTGATTTAAGCAACTATCTATACTTACAAATCCCATAGCATCTTTCATTAGTTCATGTACTTCTGACCAATGCAAATCACATTTAATTGTATTCATGTAACTTGGTTCATTTGGTAAAGTACAATCAATTATTGTTGCATCTTTGTATTCTTCTTTTAACATATTAATAACTTGCTGTGCTAAGAATGGTTGATAGTTTCTGTTTGGATTAATGTTATTGTATTGACCATTATAAGTTAATGGAGATTGTCCACCACTAAACTGAACTAAAATATATTTTTCTATATTATGTTTGTCTAGCCACTTCTTCACATTTTCTTGTAGATGACCTGTGTACAGTTTAGGTTTCATATTTACATCAAATTCTACTCCATGATGTTCACAATAACTTTCTATAATGTGTTGCTTACCAAACTGAAAATTAGATTTGTAAGGTTCACAATAATAAATATTATCAGATGCCATAATTCTTGGATCTTGTATTGGTAAAGTTTGTTCAAGAACTAATTTTACATCCGGGTTATTTGCAAAACATTGAATATAAGGTGTATATATTTGTATTTTAGATTTTTGTTTTAATTTTGGAATTAAAGAGGTAAAAGCTGTGCATTTTCCAATGCCACCCTCTACTACATAGGTGTTCATTATTTATTTTTTAATTCTTCTATTTCTTTTTTTAATTCTTTTATTGCGTTAACTAACACAGGAACTAAATGTTCCCCTTTGTATTTTAAATTTTCAAGATTAGTATTATCAATAATAACATTATTATCTCCTTCAAGTTTAAGTATATCTTGAGCTTTAAAACCATATCTAACTTGACCCTCTGGTGTATCATCTTCTCTTGATTTTTTAAATTGAAATGAAACAGGTTCTAATTTACTAACAAAATCTAAACCATGTGGAACTGTGCTAAAGTTTGTTTTATCCCTAGCGTCTGAAGTTACCGTAAATGCAACTTTAATTAAAGCATCGGTGATTGAATTATTTCCTATGACAACATTGTTTGAACCAGTCGTTATATCACATACAGCGTCTGTTCCTGCTTGATATCCAAGAACTACATTATTAACCCCTGTTGTAATATTGCATAAAGAAGCAACTCCAATTGCCGTATTTTGACACCCTATTGTATTAGTGCACATTGTTTCAGTTCCCATAGCAACGTTAGCAGCCCCTGTTGTAGTATTTACTAATGCAAAATGACCAATTCCAATATTATTTTCTGATGTCGTGTGACTGCATAAAGCTCTTTGACCAATCGCCACATTTTGACAACCAATCGTGTTGCAGATTAATGCTGCACTTCCTATAGCGACGTTATTGGAGCCAGTAGTGGTAGCTAGTAAAGCTTCCGATCCAATCGCTGTGTTTTCTGTAGCGGTTGTACCATTAAATAATGCATTAAAACCAACAGCTGTATTTTTATTAGCAGTAGTGTTACTAAGTAAAGCAGATCTTCCTACTGCAGTGTTAGACTGACCTGTTGAATTTGTAAATAATGCTAAATTACCAACTGCCGTATTATTACAAGCTGTTGTATTATTAAGTAAAGAAGCTCTACCAACTCCCGTATTATTATTACCAGATATATTACAAAATAACGTTTGCTGTCCCACAGCGACATTATCATTTCCTGTAGTGTTCTCTCTAAGAGAAGAAGATCCTAAAGATATATTTTGACAACCTGTCGTATTAGCACAAAGTGATTGATAACCTACTGCTGTGTTATTTACTCCTGTAGTGTTTGCACATAAAGAAGAAGAACCAACAGCTATATTATTTACTCCTGTAGTGTTTGCAGCCAAAGAAAGATTACCAATTGCAACGTTATTTGTACCTATTGTATTTGCACATAAAGAAGAAGAACCAACAGCTATATTATTTACTCCTGTAGTGTTTGCAGCCAAAGAAAGATTACCGATCGCTGCATTTTCATCGCCCGTAGTATTACTACACAAAGCTGAATTTCCAATAGCAGTGTTTTTACAACCAGTAGTATTAGATAATAAAGCACCACATCCAACACCTGTATTTGATGCACCTGATGTGTTAGCAGATAAAACGCTTGCACCAATAGCTGTATTATTATTTCCTGATAAAGAACTATCATCTAATGCAGTATCTCCCAATGCAACATTAGCTGTACCTGTTGGGTAATTACCATCTAGTTTTATTGTGCCACCATCTACATCTAGGTTTCCCGAAACTTCTAAATTACCTGTCGAACTAATTCCTTCTACAAGATTTGTTCCATCAGTATATACAATTTTCTTTCCTTTGTCTGTAGCACTCCAAGTTACCCCTGTCCCTGATTGTGTTTTCAGTGTGACCGTAAACGCACCTGTTGTAGCGTTTTCAACAATATAAGTTTTTTGAGGAGGATCACCAGCGTCATTATTTGGAATAACAACATCAACATTTCCTATTATGGTTCCTGTTAATTTTAAAACTTTATTTTTACCGTTTGATTCAACACCATCTGAAAAAACTAGAGTTGCACCGGTTGTTTCATTTAAAGCAACTGCAGCATAACCGCCGATGGCTTGTTCTAGAATAAGTAAATTAGTATTAGTAATCTGTCCCCAAGTTCCAGCGTTTTCTCCTGTTGCTTGAACCGTTAGTTTTAAATTTGCTGATGTTGAATTTGCCATATTTTATATTGTATTTTATATTGTACTATAAATCAAGCTACTTCTTTCCATATTGTTGATGATCCTTGATTTATTTCTGTCCAAGTTCCAGAACTTCCTGTGTTTACAACGTTATATGTAGTTCCTGATCCAGTGTCTACTGGAGTCCAAACTACAGCACTTAAAATTCCCTCTTCTATTGTAAGATCAATACCTGTTAAATTAACTGTAGCGTTTCCTGTAATCTCAACATCATTTTCTTGAATAGTTAATTCTTGTCCTGTTACATCTACGAGTGTAACTGTTTTTACTGTAACATTTCCCTCTGTAGTAGTTAGTGCTTGACCCGTTATATTAACGTTTGCATCTCCAGTTATACTTGGAGATGCAAACGGAACAGTTAGATCTTGACCGGTTACGTTTACATCAGCATTTGCATTTACTGTAACACTATTTAAATTAGCAGATAATAATTCACCTGTTATATTAACATTAGCAGTTCCAGTAGCTGTTAAATTTCCTTCTGTAGCAGTTAATGCTTGTCCTGTTGCATTTACATCAGCGTTTGCATTTATTGTAACATCACCTTCAGTAATACTTAATAACTCACCTGTTACATTAACATTTGCATCTGCAGTTATAGTAGGTGTATTTTCTTGAACAGTTAAATCTTGACCGGTTACGTTTACATCAGCGTTTGCATTTATTGTAACATTACCTTCTGTAGCAGTTAACTGTTGACCAGTTACAACAACTAATACACGTTCTATTGTATCTCCTGAAATAGCAATTTCAGAAAAAGATGTTGCTCCGAAATTCATTAACTATTCTCCTTAAAAATTTTTAGTTTTAAATATTTTTTTTGTAGGATTTTTTTTAAATTCTATTTGTTTTAATAAATTAGATTGCAATTCTTCTAAAGTTGTTTCATGATCATGAAGTACGGAATTAATACAATCTTCTTTTGTTATTGTATCAAGGTTTACTTCTATAGAAGAACCACAACTATTATACATTTCTGCATAAAATTTTCCATCAACTGCTTTATATCTCCAAAAAATAACTTTTACTTTATTATTTTC